AAGGATTCAACGAATTGTTTGATGGCGAAAATGTCGCGCGGTGCTGCCAAATGTTTGGCTGACTGCGTCGGGCTCTCTGCCCTCGACCGCAAGATCTTTATTGCGAGTCTAGTAGGGCACACCCTTGAATATAAAGAGGGTGAGGGGAGGAAGGCGCGGCCAGTTAGGCTCCGGCAGACGAATGGTCAGCTGATGGGATCCCCATCAAGCTTTCCCATCCTGTGTCTTATCAATGCTGCGATCTGCAGGTATGCGATGGAGACTAACGGTTTTGACGCACAGAAGGAGAACGATTGGGCCGATGAACCGCCACGGTTCATGGACCTTCGTGACGCTCCTCTGTTGGTCAACGGGGATGACTGCGTGTTCGCAATCGACAAGGATTTCCGATTCTGTCTATGGGAAAAGATAGCCGGTGTTAGTGGGATGGAGAGCTCCGTGGGGAAGACCTATGTCTCCGCGAAGTTCATACAAATGAATTCCACCACTTATATCATCGAGGCACATCCTGTAGTGCGTGAATCAGCTCGGGGGCGTGTAAGGCTCGTCCTACCCTCCGAGATTTGGTTTTCCCTCGTACCTTATGTCAATGTAGGCTTCCTGTCTCCCTTCGATCCGAAGGGTGGCCGGGAAAGGACCTACCGAGATTTGCCAGCTTTGGCAAGAAAATTTATCGAGGGTCATACGCCCGAGCGGGCGGACGAAATGATGGGTTGGTTTTTGAGGGATCACAAGAAGATCCTGGGAACCCTTCCTGTTGGGATGTCCTATTGGTTGCCAGCCCATCTGGGCGGCCTGGGACTTCCCATCACTCGGCACCTGGGTCCGGAGTCTTTCTCGGACTTTCAGTTAAATTTCGCAGAGTTCCTCCTACATCACGAGGAGGAACCCACCACCTTTCCGTCAGAGGAAAAGGAGGTTCCCGAATGGGTGCGGGCCGGTGAACGTTGTGCCTCGAAGATGAGGCAGCGACAAAAGGGGGATCGTAATCCTAATCCCTGGGGCGACGAGCGCCAGATCCGAGAGGACGAGCATTCGTCTACTGGGCTCAAGCGCTGATGCCTTCTCTCGATGAGAATGCCGTCGTCCCTGCCTCGAGTGGCAACTTTTATAAGCTCCGGAAGAAATTCATGCGGCCCAAAAAGGGTACTGCGCAGATCCGGGCTCATAGTCCACTCGGGACTCTTTTGACAGATCCTTCGCCCCATATGGTGATGAAACCTGGTCTCTGCGATCTCGTAGAGAGCCAAGGATACCATCCCTGGGATCTGTATGGTAGGATAGCCAGTATAGTGGAAGACCGTCCTTACGAGGCGCCTATGCGTCCGCAAGGCCGGCATGTTTATTTGGGTGGAATGGACTTCGAGCTCTTCGAAGGCCATTTTTGCATCCGATCGGATCGGCACGGGGAGAAGGAGAAGATCTCCTCCTGTCGCGAGGACCTGATGATGTCTACAATCGTAAATGACTGTCAAAAATTCGTGACAAGGGGAGCTGTCTCCGCCTGTGGCTGATAACGGCTTCTGCAAGGCTTCGGCCGGCTGAAATGCGAT